TGATAGGAAAACAAAAGAATGATTAATGCTATACTGCCTATTATAGGCTCTGTGTTAGATAAAGTCATACCAGATAATAACGCTAAAGAGAAAGCGAAGGCAGACATTGAAAAAGCTCTTATCGATAATGCAGCAAAGATTAATCTTACTCAGGCTGAAACGAATAAGATCGAAGCTAGCCATCGCTCTATTTGGGTTGCTGGTTGGCGTCCTTTCCTTGGTTGGGTCGCTGGTTTTGGTTTTGCTTGGGTGTTTGTTATCGCCCCAGTGGCTCAGTGGGTGTGTGCATTACTTGGCATTCATATAGAATTACCTGTATTACATACTGATGTAATGATGGAACTCACAATAGCACTACTTGGTTTATCGGGTCTTAGATCTTGGGAGAAAAGCAAGGGCTTAACAAAGTGAGATTGTCACCACACTTCACCCTGGATGAGATGACCCGGAGTCAAATGGCAGCACGTCATGGTATTGATAACAAACCAAATGACATGCAGTTAGAGAACTTAAAAACTTTAGCAAAGGGGATGGAACTTGTTAGGACTAAGCTTGATAGTCTTCCTATCATTATTAGTAGTGGCTTTAGGTGTGAGAATCTCAATGATCTACTCGGATCTAAAAGAACAAGCTGGCACATTCGAGGTCTTGCTTGTGATTTTACTTGTGATCGTTATGGTCATGTTAGCAGAGTATTTGAGGTTCTAGCTGAATCATCTATACCATACCAACAGCTGATATATGAATTTAACTCGTGGATCCACATTGCATTTCCAGTTGAAGGTGAAGATCCTAAAAGACAAACGCTTGTGATTGATCGTGAAGGCACACGAATTTATCAGCGTTAGTTTTATTGAGCATCTCTATAATACATTCCGTATTCATAAGCCATTCCAAGACTTTCCTGATAGCGTTGATGTTGAGTTTGAAGTTGTCTACCATCATGATTGCATCGGAGAGTACACGCCTGAACCGCACCGCATACTGGTATCTACCAAGTATTGTAAGACACTCGAAGCTGTTATCTATACCGTACTCCATGAGATGATTCACATGCGCATGTACCTAGACAATCCACAGTCTGAGGAATACACAGAACACAATAAGAAGTTTGATGCCTACAATAAACAAGTCTGTGCTATGTACTTCCTTGACCCACAGGAACTATAAGATATAATATATATATCATATACTTAGGAACACCTATGGGATACAAATCAATCTTAGTTATTTCCGATCTTCACATTCCGTATCATCATCCAGATGCATTTCAATTCTTAGCTCAACTCAAGAAGAAATGCAAACCAGACTTAGTTGTCAACATTGGTGATGAAATCGACCAGCATGCTATTAGTTTCCATAATCATCACCCTGATCTGAAGTCACCTGGCGATGAGCTACGGGAAGCTCGAGTCTACTGCCAGAAACTACAAAAGATATTTCCAGAGATGACATTAGTTCATTCTAATCACTCATCCTTGGTGTATCGTCGAGCTGTAGCACATGGTCTTAGCTTAGAGTATCTCAAATCTTACAATGAATTTCTCCAGGTAGATGATGGCTGGAAGTGGGTAGATGATCTAACAGTCACGTTGTCCGACGGACAGAAATGTTTTTTCACTCATGGTATGGCTGCAGATGTGATGAAGGTTGCACAACAGTATGGCATGAACACAGTCCAGGGTCATTATCATTCTAAGTTTAAAGTTGAATACTATTCTAATCCTGACAAGCTCGTATGGGGTATGCAAACAGGATGTCTTATCAATCAGAAAGAACTCGCATTTGAATATGCGAAGAACTTTAAGTCACGTTTCATCGTCGGTTGTGGTATGATCATAGAAGGGCAACCTAAACTCATGCCAATGATACTCAAGGACGGTGGAAGATGGACGAAAACAATAGTATAATTTCAGAACTCGATTCAGAACAAGCAACAGCAGTTGATTCTATCATCGGGAAAAAGATTTGGAACATAGAAATCTTGGAAGATGGTGATCAATCGATGGTTAAGATTATGTTCTCAGAAGATGATGAATCAGACTTTATGTTGTTTCATGCTGAAGGTATGGATATGTACATCGTGAACAAAAAACCGAAGGTGACTCACTAAAAACGACCTCCACAATCGCTCTGTATTGCACGATCTCTATGTAGTTAATCTAAATGTATCAATAAATAACGATCGTCTCACCACGAGCTTAGAAAGGGGCTTCTCCGTGTTTTGCTGTAAAATCACCAAGATTTAGTGGTTTTTCTACCTCAGATCTGGATAATTTACATTCTGGTCTGAGCTTTAGGAACTCATCCGCTGATTCTTTGCAATTAAAGATACGAAATTCATTCCCATCTTCGTCTGCAATGTAATATTTATCATTCATACTTTTCATTATACCATGTTAATATATCTGTCATATCTGTATTACATGTATATCTGCCATACTATCATCTCAATTAACTAAGGAGAACACTATGTGGACAACACCAACTGCAACAGAGTTACGTTTTGGTTTTGAAGTAACAATGTACGTATGCAATAAGTAATTATTGTTTAACGTTTAACGGGGAGCGTTAAATGCTCCCCATTAAATTAAATATTAAAACACATCGACTAATCTTATCTTACTATCATCTGATCGCTTGTAGTTATAAATCTTCTGGATCAATTCAAGATACTGTTCAGCCTTGCTACAATCATAGAGCTTGTCTTTTTGAAAAGATAACTTTTTTAAGAACTCACTGTGATTATATTTAGGGTTGGTAAATGCTTGCAACATGGCGTATATAAAACCACGTCGCTTGTATCCGTCATAGTGTTGTGCAACCTGGGTAATCTTGTCAGCATTGCGTATAGCTAAACCATAATCTACTACTGCAAATGTGCCTTGATTGAATGCTTCGATGTGATGCCCACTCGCACTAGTTCGATTAGTTAGTAATGCGTTAGTTTCATTGTGACCAAATCCGTACCTATTCTTAAAGTCACGATACATCATGTACTCTTCCATGCCTAGCTTACAATAACCTTCCATGTAAGAATCAGCTGTCCAGTTTTTAGAGTTGGTATTTAATCGATGTACATCAGCGAGATCTAACCCATTAACTTTAATATAATTAATTGGCATACCTAGCTCCTTTGCGGCAGTGAATCGATGTTGACCATCGATAATCTGAAACTTTTGATTAACAATAATTGGTACTGTAATGTACTTTTCTTCAATTGATTTCTTCAATCGTCTGAGATGTAACTTATTGATACTTCTATTACCATCTATAATCTTAAACATTGAATAATCATTGGTCTTAATGACTTGATTTATTGTTTTCATATTTTTTCCTTATAAAGTTAATAACAAAATACTTGGTTACCACACACCTGACACACTTTAATCGTGCCATCAGGCTCATGTATGGTGATGGTCTCACAAGCTTTGACTGTCTTCACTGTAATTAATAGTGCGATGATTACAATAAAGATTAACCATTCTACTTTACCCACGTAAACCTCCACTTCCATCACTTGATCGTCTCATGCGTTCACCTCTCATCTTCATCATGGCTAAACGCTCCCGTAAGTTATCTTTATCCATCCCCAATATTTCTACTGCTAAATCAAACATTGGATTGTCATGATAGATAAAGTTTTCTGCTCCACGTACGATGTATTCAGGTGATCGATACCCAAGAAGTTCATGTATAGCATTCTCAAGTATGGCAATCACTAACCTGGCACGCCAATCATTGAGTGCATAACTGCGCTCCATTAGTCGTTCATATAAAGGATCATGTGTTGTATCCATCATTAACCTCTTTTCAGTTTAGTTAAATGATCCCCGACAAAGTAATTAATCTGTACATTATCAGGCGGTGATAATCGCTCAAACACTGGTTTGTTAGCACGATGTAACTCCTTGATTTTGCTCATCTTTGTGTCATTATCAATCTTGTCATGACTCACAATGGCACTAGCTATTTCTTTAAACTTTACAATAAACTCTTTATCATCTGCGAGTTCGATTGCATCCTTGCCTGGCAGACTCAGGCTCCATCCTTTTTTATTGGTGTCACTTTTAATGGTGGTAATTTGTCAGCTAATGACTTGGTGGATGCTGCGTTACCATCATCATCTTCCGGCGCAATACCACAAGAAGCCATGAGACTGTAACGTCGTGCATAGGTTAATGCTGATCCATATCCTTGTGCATTCTGACGATCAGCTGGCACATGAATCAAACCACCTGAGATCTGCTCACCTGTCTCATGCATGAATATAGTTTCTACCTTCACACCTGATTCACAGTCATGGGTCTTTTGTATTAATGCAATACCATGATTGTTGAGTGCATCAATCACAGCTTCTACACATCCCGCTAAGTCTACATACTTCGACTTAAAGTGTGGGTTTGTTGATGTTTTAAGAGCTGGGGCAAACTCTTTCTGTGCTTCGACAAATGCCTTAGCAATCCCCAAAGTTTTCTCGGTCATAATCTTCTCCAAAGTAGTTTAAAATAAGTGCCACACGTCTACGTTTATCTTTAACACGACGGTTAATAAGTTCCATAAACAAGTTGGCGTCATTACGTGCATCTATGTTGTACTCTTCCTTGCGCAGTACAGTTTCGTAGTACTCTTGTCCATCATCTAGGTATTCGTTATCCATTGCCTAACTCCCTTATCTTTAGTTTATGCGCACGTATGGTTCGTGCGGGTTTAGCGGGTACCACCTTTTCAGGTGTGGCTTTATAGTTAATGGTTGTCCAGGTCACCTTGTAGTCACCGGCAATACCGTAGGCATGATCACGCATCTCATTCATAATGTCGACTTGTAATTTTTTCTCTTGCTCTTCCAAGTCAGCCATCATTTCACGTAGTTCTACAATGCGTTTGATTAGGTCAGATTTGTGAGACAGATCCGTCTCCGTCTTTTCAGGCTCATCAAAGATTGTTGCTGCTTCCTTTGGATCTTCGATGTCATACCATTCGACTTCATCGTTGTTTTTGTACTTATCTAAACGACGTTGAAAGTCCAGGATCGCTTCATGCATCTTGGCAATCACTTCCTCATCTCTTTTGTAGACAAAGATTTTTAGCGTCGTCCCTTTGTATAACACACAGACTGCACCCCACTTCGCACCGTATGTATCCATCTGCATTTGCAATTGGAGTACACCACGATAGAGTGGTAGTTCTGTTGCTGATTCAATGTCATGAGCTGTGAGTTTAGCTTCTAGGATGCCTTCACCATCCATCACAACCTCATCTGCATTGGCACATACGATGCCTTTGTCTAGATCAGTCATGATGGTTTTGCCGTTACCCTTCACTGAGCCGTCTAAGCTACATGCAAAGGGTAATGATTCGTGAAAGTATGGTTTGTCATGGTTTGTTTTAGGGTTACCTAAACCAAGCCGTACTGCTGATTCATTGAGAATCATGGCTTCCAAGCGATTACCCCAATCCATGCTCTCATTGGGTTTGAACTCCGGCTCAATGCCTGAGATTACATCCATCTTTTGTTTTAATAATTGATTGACCGTCATAAAGCGTGATGCACCCATCAATACAGGTATTTCACTTGCTGATAACTGGTCATTCGGTGTCAGTTTACCGACCATTACGTTCCCTTTCATTTAATAGTTCTAAGAAATTGTCAAGATCATTGACCATTGAAAACCAATCATCCATTGAAAGTTCACCACGTCGTTCTAATTCGAAGACGTAGTTAATTAATTGTCTGATTTTAGTTTTTAGTAGATTGTTTTCTTGATGTGTTGTCATATTGTTTACCTTTCACGGTTTCATTAATACATTCTTTGTCAGTCTTAAGATAGACTGTGGAGCCTAGATCGATCTGTTCAAAGGCTATGCCTTTATTACATAACATCCTGGCTTCCCTTTCATTATAAGATATCTTTAAATTGATTGCAAGGTCATAAATCAATGCTCCGATCAATGAGCCGATCACAATCAAGCTGCAATCTTTTACGTTCCCTTTCATTACGTTCCCTTTCCTTATTCAGAAAATAGTCATCAATGGCAATGTCGTTGATCCAATCACTGCCGTTTTCATAACCGCCTGGATTGTCATCATGTTCCATAAGACAATACCAAATAAGCAATATAAGTTATTAATCCGAACCAAATAAATCCCCCTATAATATCGTATATTGCATTTTTAATACGTCGTTGACGTGCTAAGTCTTCAAGGATTTTAGGATTTATGTCTGATAAGTAACGATCAAAGTTATTCATGATCTACCCCCTCCTCTGCTGGTAATGATTGCCAGGTTGAATAGTCTGACTTATTCTCTTTATAATGAAAGTCTCTATCTTTTTCAGAGGTATAAATAAAAGTATTATCATCAAGTAAAGTATCTGTGTTTATGTGATAACACAGCTTTTCTGCTGTGATTTCAAACTTTATCCATCCATCTGTGATATATCCATAAAATTTCATAATATGTACCTTTCAAAGTTTATAAAAATGATTATCTTAAATGATAATCCAGCAGCAGCCTTAAAAAAGCCGCTGCTAGGTATCACTTATTGACCCGCCTTCAGTATTTTGTCAACAGCTCCAAAGATACGTTGAGCGGACTTGCTCGGGATCTCTTTGCGATCACCGAGCCAACCTTGCACATAAGCCCGTGAACTTTCAGCTCCTGGCAACCCTAACAGCTGGCATAAAATATAAGCACATGACTCGGCTTCAACCTCTTTAATATCTTTTGGAGTTTGCTTGCTATCGCTCATTTTATATTCTTTTGTATGACCTAGTACTACATGAGCGATCTCATGGAATCTAGTCTTATGAGGTAGCGCCGCAATTGGATTAATTGCGATTGAATTACTTTGCGCAAAACCTTGCACATTACCATCAGTCATTGAAAATGGAATTTCAGTTATTAATAACTCAGCAAGGGCTTTTTCTTTATTCCACTCTGGCGTTTTAAAGTCCTCACCAGCAAGATCAGCGCCCTCAGTTTGAGATAATGCAAACCAATTATTGCGCTGAATAAAGATCTGCTGCTTTTCACCAGTTTTATTGCCAGCATCATCTTTTTTATCGATCATAACTGGCATAATTAAAGATATTGCCTTGCTGCCTTTTTTAACTTGGCGCCCTAGTTGCTGCCAGGCTTTATATGATGCGATCGGACCTATTTCAACATCATCACGTCCATCAAGCTGCGAATAAGCTAAATATTGGTTCAGCATTGAATATTTATGGAATCTTGAATAAGCGCTGCTGATGATGCCAGGCTTATTAATGATATCTTGCAAGTAGTTAGTATAATTAATTGTACTCATTTTGTTACCTTTCATGGTTTATTAATGATAAAAAAAAGCGGGGCTGTTAAGCCGCCGCCTTTTCTCGTTCTTTTCTTTGTCTAACTAGATCAAGCCAGTTATTCTTTGCTTGTTCTAAATTAAATCTAGCCCAATTCTCATCTAGATTTTCAAAATACCTTTCTGATACTAAATTAATTCCAAACTCTTTATAAAGATCAATTGCAATAACAATGTTTTTACGAAACTGATAAGAAGCCCATGCTCGGTTTTCTTTATTTTCACTTTTGCGGTGTTTATTGTGTAGCATGTTAGCGCATTGATATGCGTTTAACATTCTGTTGATCTTTGCTAAGTTCTTTTTGTTTAATGATTTCATTTTGTTACCTTTCATGGTTGTTAAAAATGCGCTGTTGTTACAGCGTTATTAAGATTTAATCATGAAAGATATCTAAAAGTCAAACATTATTTATTCATGTATTTAAAAATAGTATCACGTCCAGGATGATGATAAGTTTTACTTATCGATAACAATTGCTTATCGTTATGGTGTAATTGATAAGGTTTACTTATCACGTGTATTGGGAATGGATAGGAACTAGTTTGGATTGAATATTATAATTAAGTTAACATCCTTACTTCATACCAAACATTCAACCCCTTTGATAACATCCTATTGATACCTGGTTATGAATTGGTGTTGATCGGATCAAGTGAAATGACAAGTTTGTGAAAAGTTGACCTTATGCCCCTCCCTCCCTTGACTATATCGGTAGGTATCACACTCAAATTTTTGCCAACTTTCTCAAAAGACGCTTATTCGATATCCTGAACACATTTTCTTTGTCTATAGGATCGAGTTGTGACCAGTTAACGATTTCCGAGCGTGTGCGACCACAAGAAGCACACAGCTCGAGATTATCTATCGTAACTAGAACGACATCACATATTGTCAGATTGTTTAGAAGCATAGAACCAAACCCGAAGAAAAAAGGTATTCGGTTAAACATGCATAGCATGGATAGCTCTCGTTTATCTAGTACCATCAGTAATCAGCTGATGTCCGCTTTCACGATTCCCGATGACCTTATATGTAGAGCTTATCTTTGATAATGCTCTGACGTAAGTCAGGAGACACCTCTGCGGTAAAACACGTTTATCCTGGTCTGTCGCTATCTACATTCCAGAGGACTGGGTCATAGTCCCGTTATTAATATATTAGCATAATTGTAGTTAAAAACAAGACTTGCACTAAGCTATATATCAGATATACTATACTTATGGAATACAAGATACCTGAATCAATACAGATACAGAAATTGAGGAATAAGGATCACAGACATTTTGTTGTTATTCCTTATAAAGCGGTTATTGATAAGAAGGTGACTCGTGGTAACTTAAGAGTGTTATGTGTTCTAGCAGCATACTGTAATAAACAAGGGTTCTCCATAGTTGGCATAAGAACGTTGGCAAAGCAGTTGCAGTGTTCTTATCCCAATATTAATCAACATTTAAAAAAATTAATGAAGTTAGGTTATGTAGAGATGAGACCTCGATCGGCTTACCCAGGCATCCGTGGTAATTTAAGACGGATCGTCTATGATAGTAGTGTGAAGTGGGATGATGTCAAAGGTTATATGTTGGACAATGAAGACATTAATTACATCAAACGTTATAACGAGATAGAGAATGCCAAAGAACAGAAGTAGTTTTAAGAAAGACTTGAGTCGTGGCACCAAGGTGGAATACTTTGTCTTACAAAAGATTAAGAATAAGTATCCGGAAGCCAGACGTATTAATGGTTATTGTAAAGAGTATGACATATGGATTCCAGAAATTAACCAAGGGATTGAAGTGAAGTATGATCCTAAAAGCAATGAGACAGGCAACATTGTGATCGAGATTGAGATGGGTGGTAAACCATCAGCACTGTCGACGACTAAAGCATCGCAATGGGTATTCTATGATGGCAAGAGTTTGGTGAGTATTGAACCACGTGTGATTAAAGAATGTATTTATAGAAACCAACTTAGATTAGTGACGTTTACCGGACCAGGGGATGATAAAAGCAAGAAGGCATACCTTGTTCCTAAAAACACATTATTTCAATATGGAAAGTACATCAATATTTAAAAAGGAAATAACATGATAGAACTGTTAACCATACCGGAAAAAGAATATCAGAAGCTAAATAGCAAAGTAGAAGCATACCAGGCTGAACGTGCAGCATTAGAAGAAACGTATAGAACAAGATCAAAACAATTAAGAAAAGAAATACATGCTATAGAAGATCGTATTGCACGAGATAAAAGAATTAGAGAACGTCGTGGTCCAGAATACATGCAATACAGGAATGAAAAGATATTAGAGATGCATGAGAATGGCACAAGCTATGAAGACTTATCACA